GACGACGACGACGACGACGAGTAATTTTAGATACCACTCCACACCACACTAACCTTTTTTTTCTCTCTTTCTCTCTTTTTTTTCTCTTTTCTCTCTTTTTATAGAAAATTGATACTTCTTCTTTTTATAATTCTTTATGTATTATGTCTTTAAATAAAGATTTAATTTCTGCTAGACGTGAAGAAGTATCGCAATCATATAATTCGGCCGAAGCAACAAATTATCGTCTATTTCTCGAAGGAGATGATAAAGCAACCTCTAAATATATCTTTCAAAACCAGAAAGAGGATGCACTTGCTATTGTAGATAAATTTTATAAAAATAATCGTCGAGTTATTAGTATTCAAAAGAAGACCAAAGTAGGTGCTGATGGTCTTATGATAGAAATTGCCAAACTTTTAACTACCCATAGTGACGATGAATTTGTAGTAAATCCTAATAATGTAAGAATTCTTACAGGTATGAGTAATGCTGGTTGGGAGAAAGATATGAAAGATAAAGCACCGTCATGCTTTAAAGAAAAAATATTTCACCACGGTAAATTATCAAGATCAGAACTTTGTAATATTAATAATGGTTTGTTTATTATTGATGAAATTGATACAGGCGATAAAGAGTATCAGGTTCTTCATAATACTTTAAAAGAGGCACAGGTTCTAAATGTTAAACATATGAATGAACATAATAATCGATTTGTTTTTATTAGTGCTACAATGATTAAAGAACTACATGATCTATATACTTGGGGAGAATTACACGAACTCTACAAAATGACTATTCCCGATTCATATTTTGGTCATAAAGATTTCTTAGACAAAGGTATTGTTCAGGAGTTCTATTCATTAAGTTCCAAAGAAAATGCTAATAAATGGGTTAAAGAAGATATTATTGAAAATTATAGAATGGATTATAGAGTTCATATTGTTCGCGTGACAACAAAAACAGTAGAAGTTGTTCAGAATGCGTGTATTCGTCAAGGTGTAGCATTTAGAAACCATACCTCAACCGACCGCCTTTTAGAAGATGAAATCAAAGAGTTCTTCAAAGAACCACTAACGCAACATATTGTTCTGGGTGTAAAAGGTTTCTTTCGCAGAGCAAATCTTATTCCAAATCGCTGGAAGCTTCGTATTGGAGCTACACATGAACTTTATACATTTACAGTTGATAATAATGTCCAAATACAAGGTTTAACAGGACGTATGACAGGATACTGGCGGACAAATATTGAATCGGGTCATAAAACAGGACCTCATAGAACTTCAATTAAGGCAATTGAAGAATATGAAAATACATACAATGATCCATTTGGAAATAACTCTTACCAGACAAATGGTTTTAAGAAGAAAAAAGGTATAGTTAATGCACAAGCAACAATGCTTTCATCGAAACATATTCTTAACCTAGAAGCAATAGACCTACCTTATATAAAAGAGGCTGAACCTGTTATTAAAATATTCAAAAATCAAGATGAAGCAAAAGATTACTACAATACAACATTAAAAGAAAAAATGAATGGAAGAGGACCAGAAACAAGAAAATATAGTAATACTAATCATTATGAAGCAACAATTCGCGGTGTTACAAAACTTTATAGTTATGATGAAGTATTTTCTGAAAGAAAATGGGGATTAAATAAAACAAATTTTAGATTTCATCCTTGTTATAAAGATATAAATGATAAATCAACATTACAATGGTGTTTAATCCATTATTAATTTAATCGTCAAAATGATAAATATTTAATTAAAATATTATTTACTAATATTAAATATTATTTACTAATATTAAATAGTATTTACTATGGAATGTGTTATTTGTCTTGAGGATATTTCTTGTAATGAGTATAGTGAATTTAATTGCTGTAATAATAGCGCCCATAACTCTTGTTTAACTTCTTGGGTTGTCAAAAATATTAATAACAAAAATGTATCAAAATGTTTTATTTGTAGTCAAGAAAATTGTGCAATAAAAAATATTATATCACTCTATTCTTATAATAGAGATGAAATAATAAATAATAGTATAAGCAATAATAACACTAATTATATTATTATTGATTTAAGCGCTAACAATAGACAAATACAACCTTATGTAGAAACCAAATCCTTCTTTATATTAAAAATTATTTATAGCACATTAGTTCTTTCTTTTTTATTAATAGGTTTTATATATATTTCTTTATAATAAAAATTTAAGCTCGTGTAGGTTGCTTAAATGGTGGTCTATGACCTTTAGATGTATTATGCGATTTAACTGTAATAAACTCCGAATTCTTTGAAATATCACGATTCTTATGACGAGTTTCACACATTAAATCATTTTGACAAACACCTTTAATATTAATTGCTTGATATTCGTGGGCACCTGTCTCCATTTTCTGAATATTGAATTCAATATATTCACCTTGAACAAGATATTTATATAATTCTTCCTTGACATTTAAAGAAGAATGATGAGCAAAAATATCTTTTCCTTTATGGTCATCTCCTCCATTTAAAAATGTAATAAATCCATATCCCGATTTGTTGTTGAACCATTTTACTTTTCCTAAAAATTGGTTGGTGGCAGTATCAGCCTGTGACATTTTATATATTATTATAATGCTAAATCTTTATATTATTTTTTATATTATTAATAATATAAAAAATAACAATAATAACAATAATAATAAAAAATATATTAATAAATATATTTATAAATATATTAATAATATTATAAATACAATAAATAATATTATTAATTGTAAAATGTTATGCGCTATTTGTAAAAAATATAAAGAACCCATCTTTTGCTTATCTAATAGGTTATTATGCGCAAATCATTCAAAAATACTATTCAATAGTGAAATTAGCACTATACAAAAAATTTATAGAGGTTATAAAGTAAGAAAATATTTAAAAAATATTTTTAATAGATTACCGAGAGATTTACAAAATCATATTTTAGGTTTTAATGATAAAAGTGGAAAAGAGGATAAAATTAATCGTATAAATAAATATTTACACAAAATTACATATAAGATCAATAATTTTTCAAATATTAGATCACATATTATAACAATTAAAGAACTGGAAAACATTTTAGCATTTATACTAAAACATAATAGTATTATAGACTGTAGATGGAAAAACTATTATTATTATTACTTTAAAAATATATGCTATATTTTTTTATTAATACAAAATTCCGATACTATACCAACACATATAACATATATACCTTCTTATATTTCTATTTCTATTTTCAATTCAATAAACTTTCAACCTAATATAGCAAATGATGATGTTTATTTAAAAATTAATAAATTGTTAGAATCTGTTTATGTATTTTTAAATAGCTAATGCGAAAAACTTTCACTTATTAATATTATAATATAGTCATAATTTGGGACCTGATTATATTTTAATCGTCTTATATATTTGAATACTTTATCCAAACTAGTATAATTAATAGTTTTTTTATTAAGAACGTTATTACTTTTATCTTGTAAAAATGTTACTAATATATCTATATTTTTTTTTTCATTTGTATTTAACGTGTCATAAATGCTATAAGTCGAATTGTCTAATAATAAATAAAATAAAATATATAATAGTGACTCTATATCATCTCGTCTCGAAGGTTCTATTAAATTTAAAACATTCAAACTTGAAAAATTAACAGAACCTATTAATGATCTTATTTGTGTTTCACTATTATGAATATTGTTATGCCTATATATTTTAGCTATACCAAAATCAATTATATATAATTTATAATTAGAGTCTAAACATATATTTGTTGGTTTCAAATCTCTATGGATTATACTATTTTCGTGAATTAATTTAATGATTATTATTAGCTCTTTAATAATATTAATAGTTCGTTCAATATAATTTTCTTGCTCATAACTTTGTAATTTATAATCTACTAATGTCATAGTATATAAATCCATAACCATATACAAATTATTATTTTTTTCAAATACATCATGTATTGTTGAAATATTGTTAATAGCTCGTAGTTGTTTATATATTTGTATTTCATACTTAATTAACTCTCTTGCTCCACATTTTATAGCATAGTGTTTTTTATTATATATTGCTTTTATAACAGTTCCAAATTCACCATTAGATATATTTGAAATTATTTCATACTTATTTATTAACATATATATTTTAATATTTTTATGTTTAGATAAAAATATTAATATTTTTATACAAATTATATCGTACTTTTTTCAATTTCTTCATTAATATTTATTATTGTGATTTCATCTTCTTTCACTTCTTCAACTTTCTCTTCTTTCACTTCTTTCATTTCTTCAACTTTTTCTTCTTTTGTTTCTTTATTTGTTTCTTCTTTTGTTTCTTTATTTGTTTCTTCATTTGTTTCTTTATTTGTTTCTTCATTTGTTTCTTCATTTATTTCATCATTTGTTTCTTTATAATAATTTTTTTTAATTACATTTAACTTAACATTGCCTATTTGTAGTAATTGCATAAATAAATGAGGTATTAGCGAAACATAATTTATATAGGTTGTATAAGTATTTAAGAAAACTAATGTGTTATTTTCTATGAATTTAATGCTGTAAAACCAATAAGGAGGTATTACAATAACCTGTCCTACATTTAAAATTACTCTTAAAAATTTAATTTTATTGTAATCATTCTTATAAATGCTTTCAACATTATAAATATCTATTTGTGAGTAAAACTCCATTGTCTCATAATTTTTTTTAATATGTAAATTTTTATAATATTTTGGAGGACATAAAGTTATTTCCGCTTGTCCACTTGATAAATATAATATATTGCGACTATTTATACTGTATTTTAATCGTGTATTATTATTTTTTGTTCCCATAATAATATCATACTTTTTATTACACATATTAGGTGGTCTAAAAAAAGTATCATTTTTAGATAATATTTTATCTATAGATGTTTCTTGTAAAAATTCTTCATTGTTATAACTCAAGTAATTTGTACAGCTACTATTAGTTATATTATTGTAATAATCCTGTAAATTTATCTTACATAATGTATCATTCTGATTATTATATAGATTTAAATTAAATATTGAATATTCTGAAAATAAATATTTAATGTTAATATTTTTAACTAATGTATAATTATTCAATAATAAAGGTTGCTTAAAATTTATTATATCTTCCAATTTTTCTTTTGATAAATTTTCCATCTCATATAATTCTAAATAATTACTAGTCTTATTATGATTATAAATATGTATATATAGAAATAACACCACGCATAATATTAATAAATTTATTATAATCAACATTAATATTTATTTACATATTATTTATTTTATTTTAACATAAAATAAATAATATTTTTTATTTATTAAATAAAACTTCATTCAGGTTTTGTTTCTTCAATAGGAGACGGGTCTTCAGTTATAGTCGAGTCTTCTGTTGGTTCTGAATCTTGGTTTATATCTGTTTCAGTAGATTGAGGTGTTTCTTCAAGTGCTCTAGTATCATCAGCAATTATTTCGTGAATACTTATGTTATCTTCAGTTGAATTTCTAATATCTAATAAATCTTCAATTTGTTCTTCGCTTAATATTAACTCATTGTTTCCAAAATCTATATTTAATTTCTTAATTTCATCTATATTTTCATCAAAAATTTCATCAGGTTCACAGTTTTCACAGCTTTCACCAGCCTGGCACTTAAAATCAAATGCACTAAAATCCCCCGACTTAAATAAAGACCCTCCTAATAATGACTGTAACATAATATTACTTGTCTCATCATTATTTCTACTATTTAATAGTGCAATTCTATCTTCAACAGCTTTTACTCTTGTACTATTTGAATTACATTGCTCATAAAGTTTATTAACAGTATTAGAGGTTTCTAAAGCAATATTTTGAGAGCTGATTACCAATAATTTTAACTCGTTAAATTCACTCATTATATTCTCAATACTATTAATTTTTTCAAATTTTTGTGCTATTTTATCATTTAATAAATTAGCATTGCTTGTTATTTGGTTTTGAATATTAGTATTGATATAATTCATAGTATTAGTATTTTCCTCCTTAATATTAGTAATTAGTTCTCTTATAGATGTCCTAAACTCATCTATTTTAATATTTTGTAATTCTAATTTTTGTTCAATATTTTTTTCCTGCATTTGTAATTTTTCATTATATAAAGTAGGAACATTAGAACTAATATTTTCTCTCTTGGTGTCGTCGTTTTTAGACTGCGCTAAACCCTCAATTTTTTCATCTATAAATTTTGATAAGAGGTCTTCGTCTGTAAATTCTGTAATTATTGTTTCTAAATCTTTTATTTTAATATCGTGAATTTGTAATATTTGTAAAGGTGTTAATGTTTGGTTCTGTACTTGTGGAATATCTTTTTGAACTTGTTGAACTTGTTGAACTTGTTGAACTGCTCCTCTAGTGGTATTAATGCTAGTATTTGGTACTGTTGGATTTTCATTTGTTGCTCGCCTTCTTCGCGCAGATGCTAAAGCTGATGTTGACATGTTTACAATATACTAATACCTATTTTTTAAACCATATTATTAATAAATAATATAATAATAATAATTATATTATATATTTTTTTCTAATTTATGGTTTCATAATATATTTAATAGCTTCATGATGTTTATAATTATTAACTACAAAATCAGTCTCTACATAATCTTCAATATTCTCACGTTTATTTTTAATTTCTAAAGTTGGAAAATCAAAAGGTTCACGCTCCAATTGTATTTTAATATTATCAATATGTTCTTCATAAATATGACAATTACCCTTATAATATAAAAATTCATAAGGTTCAAGATCACAATGTTTTGCTAATAAATGCGTTAAAAAGCAATATGACGCAATATTGAAACACGTCCCACAAGCCTCATCGTTAGAGCGTTGATACATAGCGCAACTTAATTTATTACTATTTGTTACATTAAATTGCATAAGTATATGACAAGGGGGTAATGCCATAATATCAAGCTGACAAGGGTTCCATGCTGTAATAATCATTCTTCTAGAATTTCGTTTATCAGGATCTTTTAAACACTCAATTACTTCTTTAAGCTGGTCAATACCTTTATTACTATAATCACTATTACAATCAATATATTTGGCATTGTAATGACGCCATTGAAATCCATAAATTGGACCTAAATCGTCTTCCATAAACTTATTTAGTCCACGCCCATCTAAAAACTGACGTGAACCATTTTCATCCCATATATGAACATTCTTATCTTTCAAATGCTTATTATTTGTATCTCCTTTAATAAACCATAATAATTCCCGCAAGCAAGTCTTCCAAGCAACTTTTTTTGTAGTCATAATTGGAATTTTATTATTCTCTAATGTAAAATGCATTGTTGACCCGAATATAGACAAAGTATTTCCATTTCTACCTTCCTGATTATTATCTGTTTTTAATATATCATCTAATAAATTTAAATATTGATTTTCTTCATTGTATTTATTATTTCTATACTTGTTTGCCTCGCAACACCTTTTCAACATATTATTTTTATTCGTTTATAGTAATTTATAAATAATATTTAAATATTTTTTAAATATTATTTAAATATTATTTAAATATTATTTAAATATTATTTAAATATTATTTAAATAATAGTTATTAACAATTATGAATTTTTGATGTTATTTAGAAATAACAGTATTTAGAAAATAAGATTATTTAAAAATAACATTATTTAGAAATAATAATATTTTTTTAATTTATATATATAATAATATTTATGGAAAGTATTGATACTCAAAATTTTATAGGTGGTGGTAGCAATAAACTTAGTCCTTCTGGATTCTTCTATTATGTTTTTAACTTTGATAGCGATAATAAAGCTGTATTATTTAATATGTTACAATATCTAATAATAGCTTTAATCCCTGTTATAATATTATTAAAACTTGTAAAAGAATATATTCCGGAAGACAACGATAAAAAAGATAACTTGGAATTATTATTTGAAATTATTCTTCAATTAGGTGTATTATTTATAGCAATTTTCTTTATTGATAAAATTACTCGGTATTTTCCAACATATAGTAAGGTGCCATATTCTAAATTTAATGAAGTAAGTTTTATTATTCCTACATTAATTTTAATTATAACAATGCAAACCAAATTAGGAGCCAAAATCAACATTATTTATAGTAGAGGTATGGAAGCATGGAGTGGTAAAAGTGCTCTTGTTGGAGTAAGTAATCACGGTAATGCTAAAATAAATCAGACTATTCCTACACCCGGAATTCATCAAGTTAGCAGAGCAGATACATTAGATAATACTTTAATGGCTCCAAGAGCTAATCAAATGCCTGCCCAAAATAATATCTCTATGATTGATTCACTACCAAATATGATGAATAATGGCGGTGGAAATAGTTTTCAGGGTCAGGCTATGCAAAACGCATTTATGGAAACAATGGAACCTATGGCTGCTAACGGTGCTTTGGGAGGTTCATTTGGGTCAACATTTTAATCCTAAAATTTTTACTTTAATATATTATAAAAATTTTGGGCTTTTTAGGCTATTTGGTTATTATATGTAATCAGGAATAGCAGTGTTATTAACCTTACTTGGGGTTGGTACTCTTGCTCGTTGTTGTGCTCTTAATTCTGCTGATGGTGGTGGTCCTAATGTTCTTTGTAGTTTTTGTAGTCCTGATCTTGATGGTGCTGATGCTACAGGTGCTGATGGTGTTGTCGGTGATAGTATAGGTGCTTGTTGTTGTGTTGCTTTTGCTGATGATGGTGCTGCTGGTGCTGCTGCTACTGGTGCTGCTGCTACTGGTGCTGATGCTACTGGTGCTGCTGCTACTGGTGCTGCTGCTACTGGTGCTGCTACTACTGGTGCTGATGTTGGTGTTGGAGCAAGTGCTGATGTAATAACTGCTGCTACAGGCGCTGATGGTGTTGATGTTGATGTTGGAGCAAGTGCTGATGTAATGACTGCTGCTACAGGTGATGAAATATTATTATTTGTATCTGTTTTAGGATTTGAACCACTTGCTTTAGTTAAACTTGAATCAGTAGAAGCAGAAATTACAGCCGCTATAGAGGCACTTACATTGTCTGTATCTGTATCGTATGAGTTTGATGTTTTATTTTTACTACTACTAGTAACCATATTTATTAATTTATTAAACAATATTTTTACAACATTACCTATTGGAAAATCGACTTTTGGTTTTATTTTGGCTAAAGCAGGTATAGGCCACGGTGGTAAGGGAGCTTGAATTATTACAACAATAAATAAAATAAACCATAAAATTGTTCCTATTACTGTTTGCATGAACTTTTCAAGTTCATCATCTTTTGATTTTTCACATTCAGATTCAGTTTCATTACAATTATTTATAATAGGATTTGCAACTTGATTACTGAGTTTAGAAATTAAAAATACTAAACTTTTTGCAGCAAATTCTTCAAACATCAATGTTATTAATCGCAATATAATATAACTTAAATTAAAATTAAATATAATTCCAAACATTGTTTTATAGGCTTTACCAACTTTTTCTTTCTCATCAGGCTTAACACGTTTTATAATTATTTCTAATAATGATGTTATTTTTAACAATATTATAAAAATAATACTTATTACTAATACTGCTAGAACAGAGGAGTCTACTATTTTAGCAAAACTATATATATTTGTTTCAGCACCATTACAAGACATTTTATAAAAAGCTTTTGTTATAGTAGAACCAATTACAACTATAAAAATAGGCCATAATATGTAAAATGTTCCGACTAATCGTTTAAGGATTTCAATAATATCTAAATTAGAACTTTCAGTGTTATTTGTTAATTGTTCTTTTAAAACTTTAAAATTATCAACAAATAAATAAAATAATAAATAAGCACTAGTTAGCAGATAAAAAAAAGAATATATTATCTGTGTTATTTTTCTATTATATAGAATTGGTAAATTAGGTAATTCAATATATCCAAAAGAAATCCATCTTAAAAATTTTTGTAATAGTGTCCAAATTAAAAAAATTATCAACAATATCATTAATATTAGACTTAATAGACCAGGAAATACATTTGTTGCGTGTAAAGCTTTAAAGTATTTTTTTTTAGGTTTTAATTTATTAATAGCAAATAGAACATATTCCAATATTTTCCATATAACTTTAAAGGGTATTAATAAAAGTTTAAGAAGATTTGCAATAATATACTTAATTAATTCCCCCAAGCCTGGTTTATCTGGTAATTCAAAATATGGTTTATTAGGTGGACATTTAAGTTGATTGCTTGTTGAACCATCATTTATTATAGTTGGGGGTTCACTAGTATTTGAAGATGTATTGTTACTTAATCCTTCTTTATCATTTTGTTTTGATTTTATTTTAAAATAATTTGAAGATTTAGGTACTGCTTTCATTGCTCCTCGTCCTAATGTATATGCGCCTTTTAGCATATTATAATAAACTAATATAAATATATATTATTTTTTGATTGATTAATCATAATTAATATTTTCGAACTGTTTTAAATTAGTTTTTAAATTATTAGAAGCACAAATTTTCTTGATTATTTTATCATCTATTGTTTTTAAATTAACAGAGCAAGTTTTCAATAAATAAGCAAAATAGTCTTGTTTTGCATCGTTTTCTTTAAAATCAGGATTTTTAGCAATCCAATCTTGAATTAGCTTAAAATGAGCTTTATTTAAATTGTGTAAAGCCTTTTTTATTTTTGTTTTATCACTGTCTTTTTCCCATAGATCATTATCTTTTATGTACAATGTCTCGCGTTTTGGATCTGTACAGTGTAAAGGTCTCTCAAAAAGCGATAATTTACTTATTGTTTGTATAATAGCATTAGTTAGCCCTATTTCTAAACCCTTATTTTTCGTTAAATCTAGGTCTTCTAATGTTAAATTTATTTGTTTTATAAAATCATTCATATTTATAGCATTCTTACACCTTTCATTCAGAAAAACATTGATATTAAAATTCTGCTTTATATGTGTATTATTATTTGTAATATTACCTATTTTTGGAACAAATTCTATTAATTGCTTTTGTTGCTCTCCTAATTGTTTTTGCTGCTCCATTATTTGTTGCTGTTGAATTATTAGCAAGTTTTTAATATCGTTATTTTCAGTAAATAGCTTTAATATCATATTATTGTTAATATTATGATTTTGATTTTGATTAACAATGTCATTACATTCATTTTTTGCTTCAATATTACTTATTTCTAAATTTACAAAAGTGCATTTTTTTTTATGATTATATAAGCTCTGGTTATGTTTATAAGTTTTACCACATTCACATATATAACATTTATTAGAAGTTTTTTCACTAATATTTATAAGTAGCTCATTATGTTTATGTTTTTCAGTTTGTATATGTCTTCCATAATCTCCTTTTTTATATGTATTATAGTGACAAGATTTACATTCATATAAATATATGCTTTTCCCTTTGTTATTATTCATCTATAATTATTATATACTTATAAAAAACCCTTAAATCCTTTTTGCTAAGAAAGCGCTTTTATAAGTATTTTTAAATATGGTGTTAAATAAAATTATCAAAAATATTATTTGATAGCTATTATGATAATGTTTTTTCGAACGTTTAAAAAGTTGCGCTTTTTTGCGCGTTTTTTATAAGTATTTTATAAGTATTTTATAAGTATTTTATACTTATAAAAAACGCGCAAAAAATCAGAAAATAGACCTTAAAAAATTATGGTCTTGTCTTTTTTCACGCTATTTAAAACATTTTTAATACATTATGGTTATATACCTTAAAAATACACATAATTTTTTTGAAAAACCTATAAAGGGATGTATAATTTAAAAATGGACATTTATAAATGTCCAAATCCTGAAAAAATTTTAGAAATATAAATTCGGTAAAAAGAGAGATTTAACTTTGTAAACTTTGGCTGCTATTTTTATTTTTTCTTTCATCATAATCCTTACGTATTATGATGCCATATTTTATAGAGGTATATTGCGCGTTATTTTTTGAAAATAAATAGGGTGAATATTTGTAATATTAATAATATTAATAATATTTGTTATATTAATAATATTTGTTATTAATAATATTATGTATAAAAGTAAAAAATTCAGCGAATTACTATTTTTATATTCAATAAATATAAGTTTTGTATTATATATAATAGTATTATTAGGAATAGGAGGTTTTGCTCCGCAATACTTACAATATTTGAAAACCTTTTTGCAAATTTATATAGGAATTTTGCTTGTTATTACTTATAACCCTTTTACATATACAGAACGCAAATTTGGCGAATTTGATAGGCAATTAGTTTTTTCATCGGGTATATTTTTATTATTATCAACTACCATTATTGGGTCATTTGAAAGATTTTTACAAAATAAAACTAAAGAATTAATTAGAGGTGGAGTGAATAGTATTACTAATATTAATAAATAAGGTGTTATTAAAAAGTATATGAAAACTTAATATTTACCTGTATAAATAATATAGACCAAGAATATTCCAAAGAAATTTTTAGCAAATAGATCTAATATATTATATAATATATTTTTTGTATAATATGGTAATAATGCTGCAACGCCATATAATGACCAGAAAAAGAAAAAATATATAAATATATTATATCCTGCTGTATTTTTACCTACAAAATTTTTATAAATCATATAATAATAAATTAAAAAAGGTATAAAACCCAATAATACACTGTAAACAACCGGAATAACCTTTATTTCACCTAAATACCCAAATAACATCATCATCCAATTTAAACACAATATTGGAACTATTGTTTTATAATTAGTTTTTAGTATAGAAATCAATGTCAAATTACCTGTTTGGTTTTTAACCTTTGCCTCTAAAAATAATAAATATGAAATCAACGTTATAAGCATTGTTGGAGTAGTGATATTCCAATCTATATACCTAGTAGGTGTCATATTTAAAACATTTCTAAAATTAAAAGCTAACCAAATATAAAATAAGCCTTCAATTATTTGAACAAATAATTCTAAAAAAAATAACTCCTTTATTAAAATATATTCGTTTGGTATATTTTTATGACTCACAAATAAACCAATTATTAATGTTACAAACTGAATATATATAGATAATACTAATGTATAACTAAACAATTTTTTAATATTCATATTATATATTATATATTATATATTATATATTATATATTATATATATAATATTATGAATTTAACTAAAGAAGACTATATAAAAATTTTGGGCTATTACAATGTTTCATTTAAAAAAACCACTACTAGCTATGTTAAGAAATTAGCGGAGCAAATAATTGCCAAAAAATTGTGTAGCTGTATTAAAAAAGTTCCAAATGCAAATAATCCAGAAAGCCGGGCAATTGGTATATGTATTTATAGCATTTTACAAAAAAAACATTTAAAAATAAATGGCTTCACTTGTAAGAAAAAAATGGCCCTTAAATCCAGTAAGAATAATAAACATAAACTATTTAAAGATATTGCACAGTTACTATTAAAAAACAAGACTACTAGAAAATTGAGAAAATAATGGACCAATCTACTATTTATAATATGAATAGTGACAGCACATCAAAAACAGACGAAACTTATGATGGAATTACTTTTTTTAGAAAATATGGTCCTCCGCTCACTAAAAATCACGCATATTCAAATAAGGTTGAAAGAACCATTGTTAAAATATTAATGGAACATCCGCATCCAAATATAGTTAATTATTATGATATAACTGATGATCATATTACTATGGAACAATTATGCACTGAAAAATCGGCGTCATGTTATATTGGACTACATCCAATGAGCTATGATGATTTAATTGAAATACAAGAAGTAATGGAAAACGTGAAAACTTATTTACAAGGCTTAGGAATTATGTATGTAGATTGGAAGTTTGATAACTTGGCTAAATCAGTAGATGGAGTTTATAAATTATTTGATTTTGATGCTTCTGGATTGGTTGATTTAAATAGCCAACAATGGATACTTGAGCCACAACATTATTGGAATTATAATGAGGCGCTAAAAAATGGATGTATAACACCGCAAACAATAGACGATTGGGGGTTTAACTATAATATTATTGAAGATGGGTTTAAATTGGTTGAATAGTTAGTATGTAGCAATAAAAAACAAAAAATATGAAAAGAGAAAATGCACAATACAACACAAGACAATACAAGTATATGCTATGGAAACTTACCATTCATAGCATCTACTTGCCACTTGGTCAATGGTTCCTTTGTTCCTGTTTGGTAATGTATCCACGTTGAAGGTGTTGGCTCCGCATTGAAGGTCACATATACTTGCTTGTCTCCATCGCTAGTATAGTCCCCGTAGTGCCGTGATGCATTTGGATTTGACCCAACTAAAACAAACTTCACAAAGCACTCAGCACAATAATGATGCTTGACCGGATACTCTTTTCCATTGACAAACATGGTCGTTGACTGCACGGGCTTTTGAATACGATGATAGTAGCGTCTGTGTCCATAATTCCATACATACTCACACACTGCTTCAGTATCGTAGTAGCAGTTTGCGTTCGCACAGTCGCCCATCACATGCTGGTTCTCAAAACGCTTGTCAACATAGCGCTCAGTAAACACTCCGTACAATGTAGCCACCATTTGCCCAGCAATGTAAAACTGGCTCACTGATTTGCTAAACAATACACACGTCTCCTTGAAGCTTACGAGATAGTCTTTGTCTCCGAGCCGGTCAACAATGAGCGCAATGAGCTCGCTTGGCAAGTCGCAAATGTTGATAGCGCAATCTTTGCACATCATCATTGCTCTTGTCGCTTTTCGCTTATCGCTCTTTTCGCTTCTCTCTTTGCTCTTCTCTCTTTTTGTCCGGGCTATAAATAAATTGCAAACAAAAAGTAATCAATTTTTAAAAAGTATAACAACATCTATAAAAATGTTGTTATAGCATTTAATCATTAGTTTGTGCTTTAGCTTTTTCCTCCTCTTCTTTTAAATGCAAATCTCGTTGTAAGCAGTAGCGCGCCTGCTTTTCTTGTGTGCGCTTTTCTTGATTTGCTCTCTGCCTTGCACTCCGTTCTTTTTTCACTTGTTGTTTGAAGCACTCACAACAATAATGTGACATAACAGTAAATTGCTCTCCATTAACCAGCATTGTTATTATATTTAATGTAGGTGCTATAGTTGACGCCATATGGTCTTCATTAGGTTTATATATAAGTGTGTGAGCATGCCAAATATGTTTTATTGCGCTTTGTTTCTTCTGACTACAGTTGGGGTTGATACATTCTTGACACTGCGTTGGAACAAATTTTTCAAAAAACTCCTGATACGGACGGTCGTGGTGAAGCGGATTTATAGCTACCGAAAATGAAACTTGGTTTCTTGTTTTAGCACTTGTCATAGTTGTTTTTTTGGTACTATAAATAATTGATAAAAAATCAATTTTTTTGTAGCACTAATAGCATTTAATGCCATCATATAGGGCACTCTCTATAAGACGACTCATAATAACCATTTAAAAGGCGCACCTGTCTCTCCACTAATGGTCCATACCAATCTCTAGCACAATCATACCAAGTTGAGGGTTGTGTTGTGTTAAAGGTTACAACTACTTGTTGCATCCCATAACAATAATTTCCGTAATGTTGCGCAACATTTTTGTTGTTTCCTACTAAAACGTGTCTTTTAAAGCATTCACAACAATAAGGCGAGCGAAACCAGAACTTTTTCTTATTAATTACCATTAAATTTGTGTTTTGTGCATCTTGTTTCCTGTGTACATAACCAAGTCCATCATGAGCCTCCCATATGTATTCACACGCATTATGGGTTTCCTCTTTACAACGCTCATTTACACATCTTGCCATATACTTACGATGTGGATTATAGTTCATTAACTCATATGGATTAAATCTGCTAAACAACACAGCAAATAGTTCCTTTGTAACAGCAAATTTTGAAATTAACTTAGACAACGACTTACAAGTAATGTTTAGACCAATTGTGTATTCGTAATTGCCGAGTAGTTTAATAATGAATGAAATGATGTCGCTTGGTAAGTCGCAGATGCTGCTTACATTCATCATTTTAAAAGCTATAATTATTTATTTTATTATTTAATTGATACTAAATAATAATAAAAATAATCAATTTTTTTTCAACTATAATTTTAAGAGCAAAAAAAAACATCACATTTAAATACAAGTTAAGCACAAGTTAAACGAAGACTAATCAAACTTACCATTGAGAGCATTTACTTGCCGTTTGGTCAATGGTTCCTTTTCGCGCCCTTGGTATTTTATCCACGTTGAAGGTGTCGGCTCCGAATTGAAGGTCACATTCACTTGCTTGTCTCTATCTCTAGTGCGATCACCGTAGTGCCGTGACACATTTGGATTTGGTCCAACAAGAACATACTTCACAAAGCACTCAGCACAATAATGATGCTTGACCGGATACTCTTTTCCATTGACAAACATGGTCGTTGACTGCATGGGCTTTTGAATACGATGATAATAGCTCCTGTAACCATAACTCCATAAATACTCACACACAACTTCAGTATCGTAGTAACAGTTTGCGTTTGCACAGTCACCCATTATATACTGGAATTCAAAGCGCTTGTCAACATAGCGCTCAGTAAACACTCCGTACAACGTAGCCACCATTTGCCCCGCAATGTAAAACTGGCTCACGGATTTGCTAAACAACACGCACGTCTCCTTGAAGCTCACGAGATAGTCTTTGTTTCCAAGGCGGTCAACAATGAGCGCAATGAGCTCGCTTGGCAAGTCGCAAATGCTGAGAGCACAAGCTTCACACATCATCATTCTTTTTTGCTTGTGCTTTTTTGTCTAGGCTATAAATAAATGCTAAAAAAAAAAGTAATCAATTTTTAAAAAGTATAACAAGAAACACACAACAAATTACCATACTTAACCAAGCATTTTAATTTGAAACTTGGTTAACGGTTGCACAGTGCCTGAACCATAATAAGATGTTGAAGATGGGTATGGAGCACTATTAAAAATCACGTGCACATTTTGGTTACGTCTGTCATAAGAAGTCCAATAGCGATGCGATGCATTCTTATTGTTTCCTACCAAAACATATTTCTTGAAGCATTCGCAACAATAATGAGACCGAAAACTATATTCCTTTCCATTAACCCACATTGTTGTTTCATTCAATGCTGGTTGCCGTTCAATGTGTTTGTATGTTTTTGAGCGAGCCTCCCATATGTGTACTACTGCCATTTCCGTTTCCTTGATACAGTTAGGATTTATACAGTATAAACGCTTGGTATAAACGAACTTCTCAAAAAACTCACGCAACCTCTCTCTTGCGACCGAAAATGAAACATGGTCGCTTGATAAAATGCTAGACATAGTTGTTTTTCAGAACTATAAATAATAATAAAAAAAATCAATTTTTTTGTAGCACATACAACACACTAGCCTCACTCACTACTAAGCATGCAAAGTTGTCGCTCACTCAACTTTTCATCGCGTTTTGTAATACTATTGTACCATGTAGAATGCACAGGCTCATAATGAAAGTACACTTCCACCGCTTGAACTCCAGGACAATAATACTCATAGTGCTGCGAAGCATGCTTGTTGTCTCCCACCAAAACATGTTTCTTGAAGCACTCGCAACAATAATGAGACCTAATCCATTGCTTCTTTCCATTCACCCAGATGATTGACATGTTCAACGCCGCCTGCCGTTTATTGTGTTCGTATGTTACTGAGTTAGCCTTCCATATATAAAACACAGCGCCTTCCGTCTCCTCTACACACTCAGGATTGATACAGTATTTGCGCTTGGATGGAACGAACTTCTTAAAGAACTCCTGCAACCGCGCTTGTGCGACCGAAAATGAAACATGGTCGCTCGAATTAATGCTTGACATAGTGCTGTTTGCTCTGTGTTTTTTATGGAGGCTATAAATAAATGCTGAAAAAATGTAATCAATTTTAAAAAAGTATAACAATATTAATAGAAATAAAAAAAGTATTCAAATTTTTTTGTAGCACATATAACACACAAGTTAGTCATTTGCCAACATATATTCCTGAAGCTCTGTAAGCACGTGATCCTCTCCTGTAACACGATTATGCCACGTAGAAGGCCAGGGCTCATTATGAAAGTAGACTTCTACCTCTTGAACACCGTCACAATAACCCCCATAGTGTTGCGAAGCATTCTTGTTGTCACCAACCAAAACATGTTTCTTGAAGCACTCGCAACAATAATGTGATTGAACCCAATGTGGTTTTCCGTTTACCCGCATGGTTGTAATGTTCAACGCTGTTTGCCGTTCATTGTGTTCGTATGCCAGCGAGCGATCCTCCCATATATACATAACAGCGCCTTCTGTCTCATCTATACATCCGGGATTGATACAATATTCACGTTTGGTCGGAACGAACTTCTCAAAAAACTCCTGCATCCGCGCTTTTGCGACTGAAAATGAAACGTGGTCGGTTGAATTAATGCTTGTCATAGCGCTTTTGTTCTTTGCTCCAGGCTATAAATAAATGCTGAAAAAAAAGAAATCAATTTTTAAAAAGTATAGCAACATTTGCTATTTGTCTTTATATCCTTTTTTAAAATACTTAGTCTTCCTTTTCTTCCTCTTCTTCCTCTTCATCGTCTTCTTCTTCATCGTCTTCTTCTTCATCATATTGGTTATTTTGTAATGCCTTCCACGCACACAGTGCTGCCTCCGTTGCATTTGCATGTCCTACCGTACCTCTTACCCTTGCCATATAAGCTATATTCATCAACTCTAAATATACAGCCCACACCCTTGCTAGTCGCCTCGCTAACACATCTATATCCAATATAACAGTTATCTTTTCTTCTCTCGCTACGTCCTCTTCTTTCCAGCGCGTCTGCTGCGCTGCCTCCCTCTCCTCGCGTTCTATCGCAGCAGCCACAGCACGTGCATGTGCGTCCGACCTCGCAGCCACCTTCTTCCTCCACAATGTATTCTCCTCTGCTATTCTCTTCGCTTTCACCGCAGCCTGTTGTTGGTTCTTTATATATGCTTTTTTCCATTTTTCAAGAGCAATTGTCGCGCGCTTAACAATTTCTTCATCTTCCTTAATAACTTCTACTTCCTTAATAACTTCTTCTTCCTTAATAACTTCATTAATGACTTCCTCTTCCTTAATGAATTCGTCTTCTTCTTCATTAATGAGTTCTTCTTCCTTAATAATTTGAATAAGTTGTTTTATACTTAGCACAATACTTAAAGCTGTGCTATAAATAATAAGGAAACACATAATAACGGAAGTGATGTTAATTTTTCCATAATCAGAGTTATAAACATTAGGACTTGTGTAGGCGCACGTTTGGACATCCATATTCACTATTATAATTAGTTTGTTAAGAGAGAAAAAAACAATCAATTTTTTTTAAATCATTATATAAATATATACCTACATCTTGCATAAGTTATGTTTACTTCATCTATATAGTCATAATTGTGCTTAACATTTCTCAAGTCACCGACTAAAACAAACTTTTTCAAGCATTCGCCACAATAATGTGTATTAAACTTATACTTTTGTTCATTAATTAAGGCTGTTGTTTGTTTTAAGGCAAATTGCTTGTTATGAACGTAACTATCATAACCATTGCGATAATGTTTATCAAATACTGCCTTGGTATCTTCACAACAATTAATATTAATACAAAATGTTCTTGGTGAAAATTGATCAAGTCTGTAAGACAGCATAAGTTTGGCAATTGATAACTTTGGTACGCTATTATAGTTAGCTATACACGTTCTTTTAAGCAACGCAAGATACTTATAGAATTTTACGTGACCTATAATAATTTGAATAACATCATCGCCTAGGTCGCAAAAAGCGAGAACCATATTTTATGCTCATTAAATAGATGCCGAAAAAAAACAATCAATTTTTTTTGTGTTTCCACTTTAAAATATTATATTAACTTCTTCAGAGTTCTGATAGTTTTCTATTACATTTGAATTAGAACCAACAAGCACAAACTTTTTCAAGCACTCGCAACAATAATGAGATTTAAAATTATAATATTTAGCATTGATTATAACTACACAAGTGTTTAATGCATATTGTCTTGAATGTAAGTAGCGAGTATAATAATAGTTATGAACAAATGTAAATACATCATAAGTGTCTTCATAACAATTAACATTTATACATAACTCGCGAAAACTAAACTGTCCTAATTTATTATAAAGCATTTGCTTCGCAATAGCAAAAACACTAATAGTTTTATGTAGCGCCTTACACGTTGTTTTAAGTTTTGCGAGAAATTGATAATCTTTAAAAAGGTGACCACTAATAATCATCCCAACATCGTTAGGCAATTCCTTAATGTTTAAATAGTCACAAGGTGCGCATATCATTAGTGTATTTATACTTGTTTATAATGAAAAAAACAAGTATAAATTAGCAATCAATTTTATTAGAATACTATTTTTGGTTGTTTAAATAGTCAACTGCTTTAAGGAGTATTTTTTCTTCATCATTTATTTTTTGAAATATGATATTTTCATTTAAATATAGCGTAATAAAACTGTGATTATACCCTTTTAAAACTAGCGCAATTCCTTTGTCGTGTATTTTAATATCACATAAAATAGAGCCATTAGTTATTTTAATGTTTTCTATTTTTTTTAAATTAACCCATCGTATATTTCGCCCATATTTTAAATCTTTTAAGTTGTCAACATACATATATCCGTTTAATTTTTTATGAAAACTTTTTAAATCGTCGCGCTTAAGACCGAGCTCTTGTAATATTTCATTTTTCTTGCGCTTAATTTCTTGAATATTTGTATTTATAATATTTAAATTATCATCATTTTCTAGTGCTTGCTGAAGGAGTTCTATATCCATAGCTTCTTAAATAAAACATATATTTTATGCTTTAATATGTTTTTATTTATAATATAACTCATAAGCTTTGTCAAATTCTTCGCTTGTAATGTGTTTTTGTCTACTAAGAATATGATTTTTATCATAACAATAGCTGTCTTCACTTCCCGACTCAATGTCCATATCTAAAATAAATCTTACACAAAATTGGGCTGTTAATTCTTGAGTGCAAAGCACTACTTTTTTATTTAAATAATGCATATGCTTTGTTAAAACTTCAATACTATATTTTGTTCCACATAAATCAAAATCACTAATTTTTTCATTACAATAAGAATCCATTTTATACTTTATTAATATAAATTATAAACTATAAAAATTAGTTTTCAATTTTTTCCTATTTAATATTTAAACGCACTTAAATAATGAATTACGTGTTTTATTTTTAGGGCATTTAACATTACACCGCTTTGTAATGTGATTATAATCTTTATTTTTGTTTATACAGTATTGCTTTTTAGCAAGTGAAGAATCATTAACAACTAAACTTGTATTGTGCTTCTTTCTTGTTACACTGGCACTATTACTTTTTTTCTTACTACTCTTCTTACTATTTGCTAAATCCTTTGCTAAATTCATTTTAACGCATCTAAAGCTCTTATTTCTAATAAACCCTGTTTTGCACTCGGCAACACATCTATTTGTTGAGGGATTTAATACTGGCTTAGTAGGAGGGCAAATTTTGGCTAGGTCGGCTTTAAATTCTTTTTGCTTTATTTTTTCTATAACATCAATAACTTCTGGGGAAGGCAGTTGAACTTTCTTTAAATAACAATTGTGTTTTTTTAGTAAGTTAACATACTTTTCTTTAAGTTGAAGTATATTAATATTTCGCTTGCTAACATCATATTTAACATATTCAAGCAATAATATACTAAACTCCTCAAAAAACGAGAGTGGAATAGCATCTTTTTTTAGTCCTTTATTTTTATAATCTAAAACACTCACCATATTTAATAATGCTAATGACAAACAATAAATGTCAAATGATTTTTGTAAATAGCTAATAAAGTCCTCATGTGTTTTAAAATGATCTTTAACCTTTGTGCATTTTAATTTATTAGAATTAAACGAAAATTTGTTTGAGCAACTATTTTCAGGAGCATAATAACTGTGACTTATTCCTAATCTCTCAGTATTTGAGCTACATCTTTTAGCAAATCTTTTAAAGTTTGTCATTAGTCCAAAGTCAATATATTTTGCTCTACCATTATTTACATTATATACCATATTGGCTAATTTAATATCTCTATGCATAATTTCGTTAGACTGAAAAAAGAGTAGTCCGTCGAACAATTTTATTAATGAGGTCAAAAAGACTTTCTTTTCATCTAGGCTTTGTAGTATAAATACTTTAGTTATATGATCATATATACTTATTCCTCCGTCTTCTAATAATAACATTCGTAAATCATGCTTATCATTCTTAAATGTGTTTTTAACTTTTAGTGTTTTACATTTTTTAACGCTAGCATTAAAATTTTTGTCTAATAAAGGCTTGCACAATAACGGACCAGTAATAGCATATTTATCTAAACCTTGTATATTATTTATTGCGCTATATTCTGCTTCTTCATTAATAGCATGCTCTCTAGTCATTATTTTCGATATTTTATTAACATAATCTTGTGATACAAGATTACTTGTCTCATTACATAAAATAGGTGGTTTTAATACACAACCATATGTACCTTCACCGACAACTTTAGATGTCATTATATATAACTAATTATTAATATTTTTCATAATTATTAATATTTTTCATAATTATTAAAATTACTTATATATAATGATAAATGAAAATAACATTCAAAAACAACAATATATATTATTATCATTATAAAATAATTCGTGGTGAATTAAGTTTTGTTTTAGTTCCTATTGGTGCTATACTAATATATTATTTAAACAATTATATTAAATATGTAAGTTTAATTTTCTTATTAGTTGGAATAGTTGGATTAATTGATAGTTATTATAAAATAATACAGGAAAAATTAATAGGTATTTTTATTCTTGTAATAATTTTGCATTTAGTAGGTTTTTATCCATTGTTAAATGTTAAAAAATATTTTGAATATAATAATATTATATACGCATTTGGCCTATTAGCATTACTAATAGTATATTTTTTACCATATTGGCCATATGCCGTATCTAGAAAAGTTGTGACTATAATAATAATAGTATTATATTCAAGTTATACATTATATCATAATGTATTAAAAAATAATTTATTAAAATAAGTTATTAAAAATAAGTTATTAAAATAAGTTATTAAAAATAATTTGTTTTGTTATGTTATAGTGAAAAATGTTTTTTGATTTTAAACATTTGAGAGAAATGAATATGGGCTATTTTGAACATATGTATGTTTCTTTAAGTTATGTTGTTATATTGTTTATTTCAGCTATTAAAGCGCTTATTCACGCGTTTATACCAGACTTATTTGTAACATCGACAACACAATGTATTGTTGAAATAAATAATAAGTTAACAAAACATAATACAAAAAGATTATGAAAAAAATTGAATAATTTTTATTGGTTATGATATTAGTTAGTAACAGCAATATGCTTAAGGCCAATGAATTAATTGCTAGTGTTAAAAAAAGTGTAGAGCTAATTGTTATGAACGAGACTAATATAACAAAATATTTGGATTTATATAATTTTCCTATAAACCATTATGAGACTATGGATGAGTATATACTGGACAACTATAATTATGAATTATTTGGAAAAAATGAAAAGTGGGGAGAGCTTGAAACTATTGGGCATAAAGAAATTCAACATTTTATACCTAGTATTATAGTTATTTCATATAGCTATAATAATTATTATGAAGTACTAAAGTGGATACAAAAAGAAGACTATTATAAATTAATTAGTTTTTATGCTTTAAGCGTATCGTATAATATTATTAGAAATAATATACATACTATTAAAATGTCGTGGTTTACTAATGATAAAACAGGTCTTGAAAATTAATAATTTATAAAGTGAAAATGTTGTTGTGTTTTTTTTATATAAAATATTTATTTATATATAAAATATTTATTTATATATAAATACGTAAGAAGAAAACAAGAAAAAAAGAAAGCGTACAGGCAAAAACTATAGAACTTTTAGTAAAGGAGGAGTTAGATTTAATAGAACTAGTAGAGCTAGTAGAACTAGTAGAGCTAGTAGAACTAGTAGAGCTAGTAGAACTAGTAGAGCTAGTAGAACTAGTAGAGCTAGTAGAACAACAACTCCTAGTCAAAGTTCTATTTCTGAAAAAAATGGCAGTGACATTAGACATCATCTTGTTCAGCTTTTGAAAAATAATAACGTGGCTGAATATAATGAGTATACAACTCAAATTAGGTTAAATAAAAATATGCTTGAAGACTTCTACAAACATTTAGATGAGAAGCTGCATACTTTTAGTTTTAACACTATAGATAGATTAGCACCGTGCTTATCTCAACTCCAAGAAGAGGTTGAACCTAAAGCTAATTTATATCTTCATTATATAAATGACATAATCAATTCTGGTAGCGTCCACGGAATACCTTTTAAAGATTATATAAAAGTTTTATCACGAGAACATTCAAAAAAACATAGTCGCTTTGTAAATGAATTAAAAAGTGATATATACAAACAACATCAACAACATCGTCAATAAAAAAAATTGATTTCTTCTTTTGCTATTATTATTTATCATTAATCATTAAGTTAAAATGGCAACATCAGCGCTTGTGTTAATGAGCTTGCTATCTAATCATAATCTTATGTCAAATATGTTTGACCTAGAGTATTTAAAGACACAAGAGAAAAATAGGCTCCAGCAATTTAAGAAGGAGCAACGCAATCATAGGGCTAGTCTAGCGAGAGAATATAAAGCATTAATGTTTACTAGCAAAACGAAACATAATCATAATCTAAATAATTTTAAATATTATTTAAATTATAATATTAAGAAGAGTTAAGCGTTAATTATTTATAGAAAATAATATAGAGCTAATTCTATAAATTATATAGGTTTTTTTTTGCCATTTTTCATTAGCTTTAAATTTAATAATTATATTATTTTTATATTAATAATATAATTATTAAATTATATATATTATATTATTAATAATGAGTGTAACTACTAATTTATATAATGTAGAGTTAAATAACTTTGATAAACAAAATTCAATAAATAGTGAAATTTCAAATAGAAACATTCCATCAGGTGGATTAACTATGAATTTTTCATTTAGGCCGGTAAATACTAAATATACATTTATGCCAAGTGTTGCTCCGTTAGCAAAATCAGTAGAACCTATACAAAATTATGGTAATTATGATACTAGTTCTAGTTTCTTTCCTGCAACTAGAAAACTGCATTTTTGCGGGTTTGCTTCTAATATAGATCGAGAGTCTACTTTGAGAAATCAGTTCTTTGCTCTTCAAAAAGCAGACCAAAAATCATATATTCCACCTAGCACCAGTGATTTATATGAAAACAAAATAAATTTTGCTACAAAAAATGAAAATTTAGATAGTCATTTATTATTTAGAGAAGAGCAGTTTCAAGATTTTAATCCAAATAGATTTCCAACAATTGGAAATGAATTGTTTTATAATTCGACACGAGTTCAATTAAAAAATATAAAATAAATTTATAGTAAAATGCTTAATAGTAATAGCACCAAATTAAAGGAAAATAAAGAAACTAAAGAAACTAAAGAAAAAAAGAAAAAATCAAAACAATTAAAAGTTGTAAATATAGATTTAATTGAAGATCAAGAAAAAAAAAAAGAAGAAGAAAAAGAAAATTTGGAACTCGAGAGATTAAAGGAACAAGAGAGATTAGACAAGCAAAAAGCCGACCTAGCAATAAACAATATTGATTTACGCTATTTTGCAAACCATAACCATAATCCGTCTTTTAGAACAAATAAATTAGAGCAATTACTCAGCGCTAATTATTTATTAAAAGACATTTATACTAATATAGAAGAAAACATAACCACTTACAAAGAACAAATAATTAAATATAATGCAACAACTTTAGAAAAACTTATAGAAAATAGCGACGATGCTAAAATAGCAAACGGAGAAAAATACAAGCTTTATTATTTGTTGTATGTATTAAATTTAATAAGTCATTTAAAAGAAAAAAAGATTAAAAACTCTATAAAAGAAGAACTTAAAGACTTTAATAATAATTCAAATTATTGCGAAGACACCTCTTTAAATGACTTTAATTTATATAATACAACAGTAAATAGTATGTGCGCTAAAAAATGCATAACAAATTTAGATTTGTTTGTTGTTAGAAAAACTATAAACAATAAACTAAAAATACTTCCACAAAAACGCAGTTAAAAAATTTATTTTATATTTATATATTAAATAGAAATATAAAATAATATGTATAATACATTTAAGAAAATAGGTAGCAAATCAAAAAAAATTACACGTAAATTTAGCAAACTTAAATGCTCACCATATCAAAATAAATATGTAGACGCTGAATTGAAACACTATACTTGCTATACGCGTAATAATTTACAATTATTTAAAAATGTTTGGAATGCTAATAATAAAGACAAAATTTTGACTAATAATAGTAAAGAAATATGGGATTTTTTTAAGCAAAAATTAGATAAACATTGCTATGACGAATTATGTTGGTTAGAAAAAACACCGTTACGTAAGGTTAATAATAGTGAATTATTAATAAAAGAAATCTTTAAGCCATTTTCTCCTGAAACTTGGACGTCAAAGCCCAATACGTGGCTCTCAAGTGTTGATATAACTAAAATAATGAAACAATATGAAAAATCTCATAAATATTTTAAGTTTATAGGTCCGTCTCCTATAGATTTTGATGCAAAAGAAGTGTTCTCAACTTGCGTATGGGAGCAATTATGTAATTTTAATTTAGAAAATCATATCAAAAATAATATTAGCAAAATAGGAGTAATATTTAATACTGATCCTCATAATAAACCTGGAAAACATTGGATCTCATTATTTGTTGATTTGACTAGAAAATTCGTTTTTTACTTTGACAGTAATGGTTCAAAAATGCCAAAACAAATTAAAGTATTAATAAACAGAATAGTTGAGCAAGCCCACAATTTAAATATTCAATTAACAGTAGATGATAATGAAGGTTTTACTCATCAATATGGTGATGGACAATGTGGTATGTATGCGTTATATTTTATAATAGAATTATTACAAGAAAATAAAAGATACAGTTATTTTAAAAATACACGTATAAAAGACAGCACAATGAAAAAATATAGGAAAAAATATTATAATGAGGCACATATTAAAATGAATTCAGTATTTAATGATTAATGTTTTAGATTTCAATAGCTGTTCGTGACGACCAATAGTGTTCCAAGTCCCAATAGGCGTTCACTTCCTTCTCCTTCTCCTCACGTCGTTTTTGTCGCCTCTCTGCCTTTTTAATCGCCACCTCCTGCTTTTGTGATTGCGCATCCTGTCTTGTGAATCTGTTAATCCTATATGGTAATATCATTCCATTTTCATATGTTTCTATATAACACCCAGACCAATTATTATGTGGACAGCGCAACCATACCAATTTGCCTCCTAGGTTAGCTTTAAAACAGTCTCCTGGCATTATTTTTCTAGGTACCCGAACAAGATATTTTGTAGAGTTTTGCATATATTTCGAGGTTACACCAAAATACTCTTCTATACCGTTCATTACCACGTTAGCTGTTATATAACATTTATTGTATGCCAAGTCAGTATCCTTCTCTGCCTTTCGTTGCATATATCTTATTTTTTTTTCTGTTTTTCTTACCTTTCTAAGTATCATTACTATATCTCGATTAAAATTCTCTTTTGTTTCCTTTTTCTTAACTTCATCTAACATAATTTCTAACATATTTTCTATACTATAAAAACTACAACTTATCTCATCTATATAATTACATTTATATTCGTATGCTATATCTCTATTTTCAAATGCTCTGTTAAATTCTTTCATTGCCTCTTCTTCACAAGAAATATCTGCTTTTAGTTGTGCTCTTGCTATGTCCAAATGCGCTTTGCGAAGCATTTTAACTGTAACAGCGCGTCGCAAAAATTGAGCAAGACGTTCTTCACTGGGACTAAGTTTATCTGCTGCTATTCTAATAAGAGTTTCTTGTGTTTTTTGTCGTGCTCTTTCTATAAACGCTGCCGCTTTTGATGCTTCTGCTGATGCTTGGGTCCATTGTTCCAAAATAGTTTCTATTTGTGAAGAATTTATAGTTGGCCTACAAGCAATAATTTTGCTTTTAAGGTTTTTTACAAGAACTTGAGCAGAAGCATCAGTTAATGGTATAAATGCTGTCATTACTTTATTGGTTTATATTAATAAAACTATTTAAAGACATTACTTTCAATTTTATTTTATCATTTTATTTTTATCATTAACCCAATAAAAATTGAATTAAAAATTATGATTATTATTATTAGACTTATAACATTAATAATAATATGGCAACAACAACCAAAAAGGTGCTTACTGAAGATTTAGGTAAAATTTTCGAAATGGCAATTTGTTTGTATTATGAAACGCCTTATGATGGAACTTATAAATATAGTTTGGACGAGGCGCAATCTCTCAAAAATAAACTTGGCAATCTTAAAAATGTCTTTCCTTATACTATTAAGCATTGCGCAAGTCGTGGAAGCAAATATGATTTTGAATGTGTAGACAACCCTAGCATTCATTTAAGCGCTAAAACGAGCAAAAATAAGGCTGGTAAAGTGTGTCCACAAGTTATAGGGCAACCCTCACATAAAAAGTTTTGCGAGTTTTTCGCACTTGACCAAAGTATAGGTTTAGACCAGATCAAGCTCTTTATTAGCAATAACATAGCTAATTTATTACAAGTCTATAGTGCACATACTTTTGATTGTCCTATATTATATTATAATAAGCATAGTGATTTGCTAGCCTTTATAGTATTAAAACAAGAGATAAAATGGTTACCTTATAGCATTAACTTTAGTCACAATATAAAAAATAAGCTATGGAATGAAAGTTCGTCTATTAGCATAAATGGAGTAACAATTGGCGAATTTCAAGTGCATAATAATCGCGACTGCATTAAATTTCGCTGGGCATTTGAAAATTTGCTAACAGTGTTTGGGCAACATTTTACAATTGTTAAGTTGTAAGTATAATTAAAGCATTAGCCTTTATATAGTTTATAGCCGCTTTATTTATTGTTATTGTAAAAGTGACACAATTTTGTCATAATATGTTTTATCGATTTCGCAGCCTTTAAAAAGTCGTTTAGTGTTTTTACAAGCTAGCGCTGTTGTTCCAGAGCCTAAAAATGTATCTAATATTGTATCGCCTTCATTCGAATGTTTTTTAATGAGTTCTTCAAATAGCGCTAGACTCTTTTGTGTAGGATGAAACCTGTTTTTACCGCCTTGTAACGGAAAACTATAAATGCCGTTGTCATAACTGCTATTAAATGTTGGATTGCTGTCTTTAACACCTAATAGCGCAATCTCTCTAGTATTAGTTAAATAATTGACTTTACTATTTCTTGGTTGTGGATTAGTTTTAATCCACTCAATAAACCTAATTTGCTTAAAATTGTATTTTTCTAATAGGTCTTTGAGGTTTGTAATTTTCCATAAGTCAAAGAACATTATTAATGTGCCTCCTTTTTTTAGTTTGCTATAATAAAGCTCAATAAACTTTTCCAAAATAGCTAAATTAAAATCACTATCCCAAGATCCGTAGTCAGTTTTAACGCAATATTTTTTTCCGTATATTGACCCATATTTAATATAATTGCTTTTATGAGTGTCGTCTTCAATTGCGTTTTGCTCTTTATAATTTGTCCATTCTTCTTCAGACTTAACTTCATTAATATCATTAGCTTCATTATATTTAACATTATTATAATGCTTATCTAGACCGCTTGATTTAGATATAATGTAAGGCGGGTCTGTTAATATTAAATCAATAGAGTTAGGGTCTAACGTTTTTAAATATTCTAGCCCGCACATATTTTCAACGCTAATAGAAGGATTAATAATGCTTTTATTATCAATGCTTTTATCAATAACTTGAGGTTCAAGTAATTTAATTAATGCATCTTTGCTTTTTGATTTATAATTTGTAATTCCTTGTTGTTCGCACTGTAACATAAGCTGTGATTTAGTTAATTTTGCTAAATCCATAACTTGCTATAATGCTATACTTAATAATTGTATATTAATTATTCAATTTTTAAATAATTAATATGTTATATAATAAAATTTATTTTTAATATCTACGTGTTCTTCTAGAACCTTTGCGTCGTGTCCTTTGTGATCTACGTCTCATTCCTTTTGCTTTTTTACTAGTGTGGCTAGTGGATTGTTTGCGCAGCGCTTCCTTTTCTTTCTCACACTCTGCTGCGGCAGCTCGTCTTCTCCTATTTGCGTTCCTATTATGGCCAAAACTTACACTACGCGGTGGAGCGGATGCACACGCCGGACTTAATGAACTTGATGAACTTGATGAACTTGATGAACTTGATGAACTTGATGAATGTGATGGCATTTTGTTTATATATTAAAAGTATATAAAAACAAAATGAAGAATTACTAAATATTAAATTATGTAATTAGCTATTAAGATAAATTTGTTTGTGAAATGTTCCATAATTTTTCTAGGCTCCATATAGGAGTGCGCTTATTTAGAGCCCATAATGAAATGCGATTTACATAATGGCGACAATCATTAATACCTAATATATATTTTTTTGGTAGAGTTTTTTCAAATTGCTCCACTTCTTCCAACGATTTACTGGTTTCACCCCAATAGATGGTTTTATTTGGAACATTTTCGGGTATATAAAATCTATATAGTTTATCAATTAAGGTTAATTGTTTAGTTGAAACAACTACACTAATAGGATTAGCATTATTTACATCATTATTTAATGTTTTAAATTCGCATTTATTTGGTTCGCAAAAAGGGCGATAATCGTATCTTAATAGACTATTGTTATTTTTAAAACTTATTCCAATATGATATAAATTGAAGTCATCATTAAATCGTTCCAAATGTAAATTGACTTGTGTTTTTGGATTAATTAATGGCATAGAAAAAAACGAGGCACACTGAATTCCTAAAAATAGAAGTGCTAATTTAAGCATATTTATTTATATAAAATAAAACATTATATTTTTATATAAATTATAAATTATAAATTATAAATTAAAGTGTAAATTTTGTAGTATATTATATGGCAAATTTAAATAGCAACGCAAATTTAAATAGCAACGCAAATTTAAATAGCAACGCAAATTTAAATAGCAATGCAAGTTTTATAACAAGTAAGGAAAATAAAGAGGTTTTATGGAATGTGTTATATAACAATAAAGTATTTAACAATATACCTGAAACAGATTTTAATAATATTCAAATGTTATTCGAAAAAACAATACTAAAAAGTTTAGATGAAACTAGAGAACTTTCCACTAATACTATTAGCGAGCCTAAAAATATTATTGCTATAAATAAAATTATATTGCAAAATATGGTAACAACTATAGCTAATTATAAAAAATCTTTATTAACTCCTATTGAAATCAAAGAAACGTTAAAAGCCGAAAAACTAGAAGAATTTGATAAAGAACTTAATGCTAAAAAGGTCAGCTTTAATGAGCTTATAACATTAAAAAAACCTGAAATAATAGATTTTAGCGATGTTAAAGAAGATGAACCCTTAACAAGTAATAATATGAATGAACTATTAGAAAGAATACAAAGAGAACGGGCTATTAATTTTCCTCCTCCTTCTACTTCAATAGCTAGTATTGAAGTTGTTGATTTAAGTGAAGACACACTTATAAAAGAGGAAATACAAGAGCAAGACTCTCAATTTAATGTCAACAATTCTTTAAAAAACACACAAACTAAAGACTATGATTATGATCTTAATACTAAAATAGACAAGCTGTCTAGTCAATTAGCGCAAGTATTAGCTAATCAAATGTTAATAATGGATAAATTGAATATTCTTAATAGAGAGAATGAATAATAAATACAAATAACTTTAATAACTATTTTTTAATAACCATTTAAAAAATAGTTAATAAACTATTAAGGGCGCTCCCCCTCATAGTTTTTCCAATTTATAGGTGCCGTTGTCTTGCTTGACCAATTTGCCTACAAGCAATAATTCGTCTTTTAAGAAACTATCATAATCATAGAGCTCTTGTGTTTCTTTATTATACGCATATTTAATTTTATTAATTGTTAATTCATTTAGTTTTAATACTTGTTTTCTCTTGTTTAGTTTCATGCCTTCATCTTTATCTTGAGCCTCTATATTTGGAGTATATATATATTTATTTTCGCTTGGATTACCTATTACAAAGCACTTGATGTCTTTTTCTGTGCTTGACGCCCGCGTATGAATACTACAATCTATTGCCGACTCCTTAACACTTTGCAAGAGCGAGGCATTAATTTCCTCTTTTATGCTCGAAATTTCGTATAAATATTCATCACTTGTAATGACTTTCTTCTTATCTTTTTTCGATATATCTTTTAGCCTCAATTCAATAGATAAGTCACTCGTCAATTGTTGTTCGCTAAAAACCATTAAATATAAAAACACGTTCACAGTTTGCAGCTCTTTAGGTAAGTCGCTATGACTACAAATGCGTCGTGCGCGACCAATAACCTGATGAATACGCACTGGATGCCAATATGGCTCGGTAATATGAACATAGCGCACATTCTTCAAACTAATACCTTCCGCGCCTGAAGACGTAATCATTAACACCTTAATTATTTGTCCCATAAAATTATTGTCTGATAGTGTTTCTATAGTTTTTATTATAGATGATGGCACAAGTTTCCAATTACTATTTAATACATTTTTAATAATTTCACGCTCTTCTGGTGTTTCTGACCCAGTATAAGAAGCAAACATAGGCTTATTCATATCTTCACTAGAAACATTTAAAATATATTCTCCGCTTCCGTTTTTTTTAATCTTAAATTCAGCAAAATTATTTTCTTTTAAAACCAACTTTAAAATACCTATACCTTCTAATGTTTTGAATTGCGAATATAATAAATGAATACCTTTATGGTCGCTATCAATAATATTTTCTAAAATATGTAAAAATTTGGGGCTATAGACTTGTAGTCCTTCTTTAGAGAGATATTTACGCGAATTTTTCTCAAGCTCTTTTAGTGCTTCGATAATACGCTTACTATAACTTGTATCACCTAATTTTTGAGTTGCGGCATCCTTTTCTAGATCTTTAATGTCGTCCGCATCATATTTACCATCAATATTGTCTAATTTTTCAGAAATACTTAAGTCATCAATAACATCTTCAGAGAGATTTTTATCAATTGCCTCGTCATCGTTCAATAAATTAATATTTTCTAAAGTTGTTTCTAGTGTTTCATCATTATTTGGCATCGGACGTTTTATATCAGGTTTTGGAAATACAAAATTACAAAACGCGCGAGAGAAAATGCGATATGTCGAAACGCTATCGCTATAAAGGTCATCTCCTTGCGCACCCGTCTTCGTTTTTTTAGATTTCTTCTTTTTATTGGACTCCTCTAATTTGCGTTCTTGAACACGAGCTTCTTCATACACACCAAACTGAAAGTCGCTCATAGGAATTTTAATTATTTTAAAGTCATTGCTTGAGCTATGCGAATATTTAGGCATCAATTGCTCTTGTGCGCTTCTAAAATAAGACGTTAGCCCAATTATACGCATTTTAAACATAGATGGATTGTTTATCGAATTATTTGGACTAATAAATAATGACTTAAAATCATCAAAATTATCAGGAAGAGCCTTGTACCCAGTTATATTTATTTTGTTGCCCGCGATTTTGAGAGATTGCGACTCAAGAGCGCCCTTTATTTTTTGCATAAATTCTTCACTTGTTATTACCTCGCTTGAATATGATAACTTGTTTTTATTTGTCTCTGATTTAACGTAACCAAATGGATTTTGTGTAATAGTAACTTCATAGCTAACTGCATTGTATTCTATAAGGTCTACATAATTTAATATATTTGCGGCTTTAAAGATGCTCTCTATTTTTTCTTTAGTCATCGTTTTCTTATCTAATATTAGCTTACAATTATAGCTCCTAATTGTGCCACGTAAAATGTTAAATAATATTGCTATTTCATTTGGATAGTTAATAATTGGTGTGCCGGTCAATAATATGATTTTACAATTTTCTGCGTCCATCAAATAATTATATAATTTCATTGATAATGAGGTTTTACGGGTCAATTTATTAACTATTCGGCTAATAAAATTATGGGCCTCGTCAATGATTATTACTTTATTAGAAAAAGGGTTTATTGTTCCGCCGTAAGTCATTCCGTTTAAGTGAGAGCTTCGTAAACCGTTATAGCTTATAAATTGGTATTTGTAATTTATCATTTTGTCTAATTGAGAATTTATTTTCTTTTGGTCCTCAAAATCAAGACTATCATAATTCGGCTCTTTTTTCACATTAATAAACCAGGCTCCTCCATTACTAATTATATATTCTTGAGACAGCTTTAACAATGAGCTTAAATATTCTACATATTGTGGGTTTATTTTAGTATCTATAAACTCCCAAAATTGATTTTTCTTATACATAAAGTCCCCGCATTTTTTCAATTCTTCAACATAATTGTCTTTTAGTGACGCTGGTGTCATAATTAATACTTTTTTATCATTTTTAATTCCTTCTGCAATAGCAATAGAAGAGCAAGTCTTTCCTGACCCAAGTCCATGGTATAATAACAGTCCTCTATACGGTGTATAAATATTTATATAATCTCGCACAATCTTTTGATGAATTAAGAGAGAAAAATTAGAGCTGTCATTATTCGCGCAACTTATTGATGCTTTACCTGATAACATATCTTGTTCTTCTTTTAATAATTGTTGCTTATAAGGTTCAAAGAGAGAATTAATAAAACTAATAAAAATCTCTCGATTATACAAATAATAATTAGAGGCTTTTATTAACACATTAGGCTGTATTTTAGGAATTCTATTTGTGTAAAGCGTTTTACCTATACGTAAATCTTTTGGAATAATTAAAGTTTCGTCAATCGTTTCAGCTTGTAACTTTTTGGTTTTTTGTTTATCTAGACCTAGACTTTGGTCGTGTACGCGTGTTCCTGGTTTAGGTGTTAATCTCTCTTGTGAAGGTAAATTTGTTTTAGATTGTTTTAAAGCTTCATTTGATGGTTCTTTAATAATAATTATTTGTCTTGTCTTAACAATTTGGGTTAAAGTATTTTCTGCAGTATAAACTTTGGGTTCTGGTTCTTGTTCTTGTTTTTGTTTTTTACTTTCCATTTCTTGGTTAGATTTTTGTAAAATCTCTTCTTTTATTGTATTGATGGGTTTTTTGGTTTTTATATAATTTTTTTGAACAACTCCTAAATTTTCTTGAAGATCACTAAAAAATTGCTCTCTATTTATTAAACGTTCACTTGTTTTATCAATAATATTTGGCCCAACACCTTCACTTGGTATTTGAATAATAACTTGAAATTGTGTGGGTTTTTTTGGTATGGGTTTTATTTTTAATTGTTCCAAAGTTTCATTTATCATTATTATATATAATTAAATAATATATAATAATAAGTAGTTTTAATATTTTACTTAATGTTTAATGTTTAATTTTTTGGAACATTAAAGTTAAAATTAATCAAAATAAAATTAATCAAAATAAAATTGATAGTTTAATAATATAAAAATATAAAGTATTATATTCTTTAACTATAAATGAGTATATTAAATAGTTATATCTATAATATATTAGATGTTATTAGTAATGAGATCGTTTTATATAACTACCTGGAAGATTTAAATAAAAATATTAAAAATAAAAGCCTACGCGAGATAATGCAATATGCAAGAAGTATATGTAATGGTCTCCCTAGTGAGGAAGATTTAATTAAAAATTTACTATCTAATAAAAATAAAACAGATAAAGGATTAACTGGAAAAATTATTGAATATGGATTATTTGGTCAAAAACCTAACTCTGATTCAAGTCCTGATATTATTAAATTGGGTTATGATATAAAAACTTGCGCATTTAAGACTCTTAAAAATGGTGGAAAAAATGCCAAAGAAAGACAAACATTAACTAATTGCGGTAATACAACAAATTATGAAACATTTAACAATATTAGTATTAATGAATATTTTTCAGAATGTGACTATTATAAAAAATGCAAAAGTTTCATTTTAATAGTGAGAAATGATGATAAAATAAAATTTAAACCACTTGATGAATTGTTAGACCAAACAATGTTATGCATTATGTGTTTTAATATTGAAAATCTATCAACTGAAATTTATGAAATAATTAATAATGATTATACAATGATTAGACAATATATTTATGAAAAAAAAGTATCCCAAAAAGGTCAAAAATATTTACATATTCACCCACACGGTGCTGGACACGGAAGTGGTAATCGTGCCTTGGGTTATACAGCAAATTTTATTACACTAATCGTAGCTTTAAATATAGCTGAAATACATAAAATAAATATTGAAGATATATTAATAAGAAAAGGAAGTAGCATATCAATTAAAAAAGAATTTTTATAATTTTAATGACTAATATATCTAATTTATTAAATATTCTAATGTTCTATTTAATATATAAAGGGCATATATAATTTCCATTGAATACGAATTTTTTTTCACATATTTAAGATATGTGTCTAGTTCGTGAATTTCAATTTTATCATCTTTAATATCTAGTTCTGTAATTTTATTTGCAATTAATTCTAATAAAGTTTCTGGCGAATAATGTGCTTCATTATTTTCATTTACTATATTACAATTTTTTTCTTGAAATTTATAACTACTGAAGATATATGGTCTAATACTAATATTTATAAAGTCATTGATTTCTTTAAATGATTTATGACTAGATATAATAGGATGTAATTTATTATTATTAAATTGCACACATAAAGCAGTTTTCCCAGACCCTTTATGTAATACGCATCTCCAGATATATTTTGAGTTGTCAAAATCCGATGTTATATTATCTAATTCAACTCTTAATTGATTAATTTTAAGATTTGGAATATGTATATGAAATTTACTATTCATTTTTTTAGGTGATGATTTATATTTTGAAAATAATGGACTTTGTAAATCATTTAAATTTATATTTGCTTTAACAAGATTTCTTGGTTTTTTTACTAAAAATATATTCATAGTTGTCTTTATAGCTTTAGCTAATGCCATTGACATATGAACACAAACAGCATTTCCAATTTGTTTATGTTTGGAATTGCTATTTGTTCCAACAAATTGATAGTCTATTGGAAACCCCATTAAACAAGCCAATTCTCGAATTGTTGGGGCTCTATATTTATTTGAACAATCTTCCTTCTTAAATATTATTGATTCACGTGAACAATAAGATTCGGTTGCCATAATTGTTCTACAAAGTCTGTCTGTTCTGTCTGGAAAGTCCATTTTACCCATAAAGCCGTGGTCCGTTTTCAATCGTTTTGCTTTAATTGCCCATTCAGACGGTATTTCACTATCATAAAAATGGTCTGTTAGCTCACTTCTCGCTAATGTTAATGGAAATGATGGGTCACTAATATTTTGGGTTGTCTTATTTAATGGAGAACCTAGTGCTTCTAAAATTTTATTAATATGAATAGCATTGTCAAAAGAGTGTGTTATTTTAGGTATAATATAATCGCCAACAATTGCTCGTTTTCTTCCTTGTGGACTACCATAATCAGATGCTACTAATATATTTTTATTATTTATAAGCAAATCAGGTAATAACGGGTCTAATCCTAGTTCGATTGCAGTATATTTATCTTTTATAAATTCAATACTATTTGGTACATTTTCCATAATCCAATATTTTAACTTGCTATTAGGTTTCGTTTTTTTATAAAGGATTATCTTCAAAAATTGTTTAATTAATTGAAGTCCTAATGTCTTGTCTGCTTTACCACTTAAATTTGAGCTCGAGAATGATACACAAGGCGGTGAACCAATAATAATATCTGTATCTGGAATAATTTCATCTATTTTTGCTGTTGTATCAATATCAAGAATATTCATACATACATTTTTACAATGTTTATGATTATGTTCGTGTGTTATATATGCTGGTTTCCAATAATCTAAAGCAAATACAATATCAAATCCTTCTTGATAAAATCCTTCAGAAAATCCACCTGCTCCACAAAAGAAGTCACATACAGTAACTACATTTT